TAGCGTCAGCGTCTTCTAATTCTTTACGCTTAAACTCCATGTACATGTCGTGTTCTTTATCTGATACTTTACCATCACCATTTGTATCTGCTGGATGTGCTTGTTGTATTACTGTTTTAGTCTCTGCCTCGGCCATCTTATCCCTTTCGCTTAGATTGTGCTTCTTTCATCTTTCTGTTTTCTTCTTTAATATGTTCGTTTAACATAGTTAAATAAATTTCTCTTTCGTAAGGTAACATGTTTTCAATCTCTGTCAAAGACCAATGATGTTGTTGTATCATTTGGAAATTAAGTGCATAGTATGCCTCGAGGTCAATATGAGCGAGGCCGACTAAAAAAAACTTTGCATTCCTTGTAGAGTTACCGTACCTTTCTTTTTTGTTTTAGGGTTAGTCACTTTTACTTCATGTTTTAATTTTGGCATTGTAGTAAAGAACTTTTGTATTTCAGCAAACTGTCCTTGCGTTAAGTTTTCTAAAAATTCATCCATATCTTTATCTTCAATGTCTGCTCTTTCGTGTGTTTCAACACCATCAACAATTTGATGAATACATCTACCAGTTAAACTTACTATTTCTTCAGCATTCATTCCTGCTAAGTTAGCGCCTTGAAAAGTTTTTACTGTTGGATAACTCATAATAACACTTACTGTATCTGTCAACTTAATATTATTATTGTGGTCATCATCAACTTCTACCTCAACTTTAGACAAGTCAACTGTATGTTTAACTTTTGTTTCATTGTCATCAGGACAAGTGATCATAAGTTCAACTTTTTCTCCTACTGATTTAGCTCTTATCTTTAAAAAGATATATTCAATATCAAATGATGGTAAATTATCTGCTTTCAATTTTCCAAAAGTACAATTCTTTATCACTTGTATGAGTGCATTTGCCATTTCTTCTGGTTTTTCACTCTGTTGTGCTTGTAATAAGACTTTTTCCTCTTTAACAAGAAAAGGTCTAAACTTTATTTTTTCGTCCGTACTAGGGACATTCAACTCAAATGTTTGTGTATTTAATTTAGGCAATGCCATAATATTATCTCCTTATAATTTAAAACGTAAGAGGCGGAAACACCTTCCCACCAAATACTTTCCCAATAGGAATAGAACGTTTAATTGTTCCACCAACTTGACGTGCTACCCTTCTTAATTCAGGTGGTAAACTGTTTAAGAATCCACCGCCTGGTTTTACTGTTCCTGATGATAGACCGCCTACTTTGCCGACACTATCAACATCTAGGTTGAAATTCAACCAATCTCTATATGCGAATGTAACATTTATTTTAACATAATCATTTTGTCCACCACTAGTATATGCTACTTCACTTATTGCAGTAGGAAATGCTTCACGAAGTCTAACACCATATGTAGCGTCATCTCTATCGTTTTTCGTTTCGAATTGTCCTAACTGAAATATATCTATATCTCCTATGTACTCTTTGTAGAAATTAAATAAACCGTTTTGATTATTATATATCGCTGATTGCCATAACTCAAAGAAATTACGAAGTCGTAAAAATTTATCACCTATAAAAGTAGCAGTAATATCTGAATATTGTACTTGCGTTGGGTATTTGTATGGTGCACCTGCAATACGATAAGGGCTTGTATTAATTGTTCTACCTGGCATAGTAATCTCTGTACACATCAATGAAGCGTCAGGACTCATTTGTCTATCAGCATCCATATATTGACCTGTATCAAAACCTTGTTCATCATCTACAGGATCAACTGCTTGTAGTATTACATTCTCTCTTGCATTACCACTAGTTGCCTGTAATAGTTCTTCTAATACTTTACCTTTAGGTAAACCTATGTTGATTAAAAATCTAGTGTTACGAGCAACACCTTCACTCTTTGCAATCGCTGATCTAAAACGATTGATTGTTGTTTCAGGATTTGACCTTTGTTTTAATCTAGGATCGCCAGGTATGTTATCATACTCACGACCTCTAGGTAACCCGATACGAATATCGAAAGGACCTACTCTTTTACCGCCTCTAAATATTGCCATGTTTCTTTCTATTCTTTAAATGTGCTGCTTCAACATCATCTTTACTTTGACCATAATATTCTACAGCGTGTCCTGCTTTACATAAAGCACTATTGACTGATTTACCATCAATAAAGATATCACCTAGTATTCTGCCAAACTTACCAGTCTCATCACCTTTGTAAGTCTTTATAACAATCTTTTTACCTTTTGTCAAGGCTTCTTTTAAAAACTTCTTAGACAGCATGCCGTATTTCTTTTCTATCTTGTCACTTGTTCTACTCTCTGGTGTATCAATGCCAAATAGTCTTACTCTACTCTTATACATGATGTCAAATCCTAAATCTAACATTACGTCTATTGTATCACCATCAACAACCTTTATAACTTTGTTGACACGATAACTAAAATCTGTTGGGTCACCTAATTTTGCTTTTGACATTAAAATCTCCTTCTACTGTCACGCCATACTTGCGATTGACTTGACTTCTTCCATTGTGCAACTGGCATGAATATTGCCGGTGCGTAATCGTCTTCTTCTAAATCTAAAAAACCAGAAACAAATTGTGAACGCAAATAATGTTTGATTGTAGGTTTAATATATCTTACATTTTTTAACTTACTATAATCACCTTTGAAGTTTCTTTTATCTAGTGCTTCAAGTAATGACATTCTAGCGGGTATGGGTAAATAATGAAAATTAATACCTAAGAAACCACCTTTAGCAGTATCTATAGGCATAACAAGAGGAAATGTATCATAGTAAGGTAATGTTGATTTTAATTTAGGATCATAACGAAAAAAATGTAAACGATTAAATCTAGGTGCTTGTCTTAGTTTACCGCTTCTCAATAGTCTACCTGCTGATATTCTGTTTGATAGTTCACCTATCTTTTTCTTATACCAGTTTAATGATAGGTCCCTATCACCTGCTTGTGTTTTTATTGTATCAAATACTGATGCCATGCTACTATTTATCTAAATAATTAGAATGAAAAAGATAAAACGCATGAGTAATAGGATGTTAGTTCAAGGTAGATTTAAACCTAAAAACCCAAACAAATACAAAGGCAATTCATCTAATATAATATACAGATCATCTTGGGAACTAACTGTATTCAGATATTTAGATAGTAACCCAGCGATTATGCAATGGGCAAGTGAAGAATTTTTTGTACCGTATCGTCATCCTTTAGACAACAAAATACACAGATACTTTCCTGATGTATACCTTAAATATCGTAACAATGAAGGTACTATAACAGAAACCGTATGGGAAGTCAAGCCTAAAAATCAGACACAACCCCCACGCATGCCTAAACGCAAGACGAAAACATGGAAGTATCAAGCAGAGCAATATGTAATTAATGACGCAAAATGGAAAGCATGTAAGAAGTATTGTGATAAAAGAGGTTACAATTTTCAGTTGATTACAGAGGATCATCTTAAACATTGGTCTACAATACCTCCGTTATAACAGATAAATAGTAATATGTCAAGCAGTTTACAACGATTAAAAACTAGATTAACAGGTAATATATTTGGTGGCTCTAACAAAGCAGCAGCAGTATCGAAACCTGACCTATCAAGAGGTAATCAATCACCAGCAGATACGTCACACTTCTCAAATACAGGTAGTGAGTTTGATTATGGTGTATTTCAATATCCTGAAGATTTAGGTAACAATGATTTTGGGCATTACATGTTATTTCATATCTACGAAAGAACAAACTCAAAGTATGTAAATCCTACAGCGTCTAAAGCTGCAAGAACTTTGTCTCGTGATCCTTCAGGATTTAGAGGCAAAGATAGAAAGAGAGACGCATTTGAAGGTATCACAAGGTCATCTAGCGTTACAGGTAAAGATGTACAAGATGGTACAGAGGTTGACGAAGATGGTAATACTAAAGGTCTTAAACTATCAGCATCTCAACGTACAGGTTTCTCTACAAGTTATAACCTGCGTAAAGAAAATTTTAAACAATCAAAAGACACAATTGCTTTGTACTTACCACCAGGTATAAGTGCGTCATATAAACATGATTATAAAAATTCAGAGACAGGTCTCGCAGGTTTGGCTATGCAAACTTTAGGTATAAAAGGAGAAGATCAGTCTATCAAAGATTATTTAGCAAGTGCAGCCAATAGTCAAAATGCAAATACAATAGCATCAACAATAGGTGATATGGTAGGTGCCAAAGGCGCATTAAAACTTTCAGAATTTGTAGGTTCAGGCGATCCTACAGGACAACTAAACAAAATGTTAAACGAAGCACCTAATCCTGCGTTAGAAGCTATATTTACAGGTACAGGTTTTAGATCATTCAGTTACAATTTTAGATTTACACCTCGATCTGAACGAGAGGTGCGTGTAGTTGATGACATTGTTAAGTTATTTAAGTTTCACGCCGCACCTGAGCGTATGTTTGGTGAAAAAGTAGGTAGACATTTTAGAATGCCGGCAGAGTTTGATATATTTTACATGTATCAAGGTCAACAAAACGCATGGTATCCTATGATACACTCTTGTGTATGTAATGGTGTGAACGTAACATATGGACCAGGTGGAGAAAGTCAACACTTTAGAAAAGTTGATGGAAGTCCTGCGCCAACAGAAACAAATCTGGCATTAGAGTTTACAGAAACAGAAGTTATCACAAAAGAATTAATCAAAGAAGGTTTCTAATGGAACAAACAATAGAAAATTTTGAGGGTACAAAGATAGTAAACATAGAAGAAGGTGGTATGAGTGATGTACAAGCAGGCATTGAGTTCATTTATCACATGAGAGAACATTTAGTAGATGTAGGGGTCGCAACAATATATCTGTTTGCGTGTTATGCTCTGTATCTATGGTTAAAAAAGGTTATAAAATAAGATGTCATACTTCGAAAGATTTCCTCTATACGCATATGATCTAGAGGATACACAAAATCAAACACTTATAACAGATATTTTGCGCCGTGTCAACCTAAAAGGTAATGTGGCTGCGAATACTCTTGTATTTGATCAATATAATGTACAAGACGGTGAACAACCTGATATAGTTGCAAGAAAATATTACGGTGACTCTGAATTACATTGGGTCATTGTGACAGTAAACAACATAACCTCCCGTTATGATTGGCCGCTTGACCAAGTTGCGTTATCTGACTTTGTGAATGATAAATACGATAATCCAGATGGTATTCATCATTATGAGATAAACGCAACGTCAGGCGATACAACAAAAAAATTAATTGTGTCAAGTGATACTGCCGGTGCGTTACCTGTAACGAACTATGAACATGAAGAAATACAAAACGACAACAAAAGACGCATAAGAATACTTGATCGTGCTTATGTAAGTAAATTTACAGACGAGTTTAGAAATCTGATAAGGAGATAAAATGCCAGATACTAATAATTTCGTGGCAGGTGATTACATACTACAAGATGTTATCATTGTAGGTCAAAATTTACCTCAAATTATGGTGCGTAACTTGATGTTAGAATTAAACATCTACGAAAGTATCAACAGTCCGCATATGACTGGTGACCTCACAATACGAGACACCATGAACCATCGATCAAATTTGTCTATGACAGGTCAAGAAGAAATACAGTTCGTACTATCAACAAATGACA